TGTCTCAAGCCTATCTTGCTTTTTAATCCTAGCTGGTGGTTTAACCCCNTTAAAGATTCCGGGCATCAGTCTTTTTTCAGTAGCAGACATTCTTGTTACCATATCTCTAACCATTTCCTGTGCCGCTACGGTTTCTATNGTNACTCTCCTTACTGGAGTNTATTTATTTGCTAATCTTATAATTTCTTTTGGAACATCAAAGGTTGGTATTCTNTCTCTAAAGTATTCTAGGACATATCTATTTTTATTGGAATCAATCGCCATTACAAGTATAACTTGAAAGTCAGATGTTTCCGATGCTGTCGCTGCTAAATCCACCCCTAGGTAAATGTTTACTGGTATAGCATCTTCACCGTCTATAAGGTAATTAAATTTGTTTCTACATTCTACTTTACCACTGAAATATTGTATTCGATCTATCTTAAACGCTGCATTAGAGATATCCCTCGCATCATTCATGTATTCTTGTGCAAACTTATTAACAAGCCCAGCTTCAATAAACTCTCTTTTCTTTGCTGCTAACTTCTTTAGAGAGAATTGGTCTTTCCAAATAGACTTACCGTCTTCTATTGCTCGTTTAAAAGTAACCGCCCAAGGATATGTTCTACCTTCGTCTTGAGCTTTTTTGTTTCCGTCTACTACCGCTTGCAAAAAGCTATCAAAATGAACTATCGTTCCCGCTAACCATATCCATCCTTCTCTTCCCGGGGTTTCCTCTAGTGCGGGATACACTGTTGATACGATCCATTTTTTAATATCTGCTCTACGCTCTGGTGTTTTTGTATTTAATTCTGATTCAAAGTCATCTAAGATGATACCAGTATAACGAACATCTACTTCTGCTCTACCTCTAAGTCTTTGTGAAGTACCTTTTGCAATTAATCTGTCCCCTTTAGGTGTAACAATATCTTTTTCTGTCCAACGCTTTCCTGCTGCACCTCCATCTAAATTACCGAAGTAGTAACGAAGACGCTTATTCATTTCAAAATGATTGCGTAAATACTTTAAGTGGTCAATAGACTGACTTTGTTCTTCGGATACCCAAGCAATGAAGTGCTGCTCATCATCTTGGGCAAACACAAGCTTATGCATAATGGCTGCTTTTGATAAGATAGACTTACCAAAACCTCTAGGCATAATGATACAGCTACGACTACCGGGTTTAGAGGATATTAGTTTATCTGCTACATCAAAGTGAAATGCTGGTGATGCAGACTTTTTAAGAAAGTCATTTGGTAAGAAAGCTCTTCCAAAGTAAATAAGACTTTTATAGGACTTGGCTAATACTTCATCCCTGTCTTTCATTTCAGATGGAGATGGATTAATATTAAAATTATCCACTACTTAAAAGGATTTTGTTTATAAGTTGGTGCTGACATTAATTTTTCTAATGCTTTAATTCGATCAGGATTGTTTTTAGTATACATATCCGTTAAATATGGTTCTACTTTTTTTAATGTATTGCGAACTTGCTCACTCATTACAACTGGTAATTGTGTAGATTTTTGATTGATATCTACAACAGTATTTATTAAACTTTGTAAATACGGTGAAGGTCTTCTTTTTCCAAACAACCCTTTTCCAATAGGCGGTTTAAATGTCCCAGCACTTATAGGTATTTTAGCAAAATCCATTAATTTTATATCTTTAGTTAATAAACTACCTAAAATTCTTTCTTCAAATTCAAATTTAGGATTCATTTGATTTTTATAATACCCATGTATTTTTTTATAATCTTCAGGAGAAACATAGTTATCCAGTGTTTTTCTATAGTCTTTAACAGCAAATGGTTTCAGCTTGTATCCCTTCCTAACTAAATCATCTCTATCCATAATAAATCTTACGTCAGTTCCTATATTGTAATGTGGTCTAGATAAAAATTTAGGGTCACGAGTTATAGAAAGACCTCTAAGTGCATTTTTTAATTTTTTTGTTGAGTATTTAAGAGTTGTATTTCCATATTCATCTATTTCTTTTGAATATTCAGGTATCTTATCTTTCCCTTTAGGAAAAGACCTAGTTGGTTTTATTTTTCCAGTTTTAAGTATTTCTTTAGCTGCGGATACAGTTGTATGATGATAAATAGGATTTTTAAGTTTAACCTTTTTCAGTAATTTCATTAAAGATGGAATCTTTTTAGCGGCTAGTAATGGATTTAATGCTATATCTGGAGCAGTACCAGTAATTGGTTGTGGCGTTCTATAAGCAGACATAGAATATTGCCTTAACTTACTATCCATCTCTGCTTTCATTATTAAATCATTGATATTATTATGAACATCAGTTGATGCCGGATTAGCCGTAGCTATGTTTAATAATGAATTGTTTTGTGCCATATTTACGTTATTTAGACTCTTTTGTTGTAAATGCTATGTTATATCGATTGTTACCTAGTTTGATTGATTTAGGTACTGTATAGCTCCAAACAGAGCTAGTCTGTGTATCCCAATACCTATCATTAACTACTACTGCTTGTATTACCACTTGTTAATTCCTTTTTCTTACCTGTTAACATCCCTTGCTCAAATGCTTGTAACTTTTCTTTACTAAATCCAGTAAACTCTTGTATCAGTGCAATAGACTCTGACTTCTTATCTGTGTTTAACAGACCTGATATCTTCATTAATGTTTCTAGTGCTCTTAATTTATCGCCATCTCTTACTTCAACTTTATCGACAACGCTCTTTGTGCTTTCTAATAAGTATCTTTTTGTAATACCTACGTCTGCCATTAACTCTTCTATTTCTTTATCCACTTGATTCCTCACTGTTTTGCTCTTAAGTAGTAATGTTGATTTTCGTTTAGCTGCTTCTGTATCTGTTGTCTTGGGATATGCTTTTATATAAGCACTCTCAGGATCTAAGCCCATTGCAATGTATTTAGAAAACATTCTCTTCTCTCTAGTCATGCCGCCTTTTACTCTAGAGTCATAACTATTCTTTTTTACAAATCTATAAATAGAATCTTTTATTGTCCCATGAAGCTTTGTTTTCTTCTTTACATTGAACATACCAATGATTGTGCGGATATACCCATCTGTTGTGTTATTTCCTTTCATATACCCTTTCTTAAGGACTTGGACTATTTTACCGTCATCGGAATGACACCACTGGTTCTCTTCAGCTTCTTTCCAATTCTTTAGAATAGGCTCTGTAGGATGTGCTGTACGAAACTCTTCTTCGCTTTCGTAAGCATAATGGACAACACCTTTGACTGTACGCTGTAACGCCAAACTAATTGGGTTGGTTAAGGTTGTATTCGTCCATTTCTATTATTTGTAGCTCTGGCATATTATTCATTCTATATACTAACTCCGCAATTAATCCTACGTTTCTACCAGACGGCTCTATAATGTCTAGTATTTTTAATTCATTTGATATTTCTCTACACCGCTCTAGGTTAGTATAAATGTCTTTTATTTCGTAATCACCGTATATTGCTCTCTCAAGCATTGTTATCTCTCTATCCATATTAAAATTTAATAAAAACTTGACAAGTTGCAACTATATATAATAATATTATCTATCCCCCCTTTATTTAGTCCGTTGGATTTATAGTAGTACTATAGTATATATAGTATATAGTATATATAGTATATAGTATCTGTTATATATATATTATATATAATATATATTATATATATATAGTATATAGTATATATAGTATATAGTAAGTAGTATATATAGTACCCGCTTTTTTTATGTAGTACCCGCCCCGCAATAGATCCTAGATAACACCATAGTAAACTTCAGAAAATTTTAAAAAAAATATATCAGTATGTGTCTTTCTCTTTTTATATACAGGGATACCCCCCTTAACCATTTTGAGATTAGGTTTCTTGGGTTGAAAAAAGTAAAAATAATGTATAGCTAAAGCTATCCTTCTTTATAAAAGATTAACTAATAATGTATAGCTAAAGCTATCCATATCTATGACGTCGCAAAAATAAATTACGTCGCAGTTTTTTATTTATTGTAGGATTGAATTTTAAGGTGGGTAGCTTGGGCTATACAGTGATAACCCAAGCCATGTGAGGATAGGTACTAGTTAGCTGAGTTTAGGTCTAATGTGTATTGATTCTCATCTACTTTAATTTCAGGAGATAAGATGTCGTTTGCAAAAGCTATACAACTATCTACAATCTTACCATTGTTATCAAAGTCAGCTTTTTTCACTTTATCTCTATGAGTAGTGATATAAGTTCCAGCCTGAGCTAAACCAAATAATGTTTGGTTATTATCAGCAAAGTATTTAGTCATCATCTGACCATATACACCATCACCTAGTTCTTTAACATCAAGATACTTATTTCTGTAAAGGGCTAACATATCTGTATCTACATCAATAGCTAATTTATTAATATTAGCCTCCATAGTATTCATAAATGTTTCACTACCTTTACCTACCATTGCCTGAGCAAAAGCAATAACCTGACTATCCCAATCAATATTGTTTTGCCTATGTGAAAACGATATTGAGTCTGTAAGATTCTTAGATATCCAACCATTTTCACATTCTAAGATTCTAGCATATCTCATAAAGCCAGCCTTTAAAGTGCTATTATAACTATTAGTAACTTCATAGACTTCTTCAAGAGTAGCACCTACGCTAGCTAGTGCCCTACTAGTGTGAGGTTTAACCCAAGATTCCCTAAACTGTGAGCCGTTACACCATATAGATTGCAACTTCCAATCACCATCTACTCTTGCTCTAGCCTCAGCAAACTTCTCAGATAATGTCTTATTATCTATTATCAGATATTGCTCAGATACTTCACCTAGAGATTTTTTCTTATCATCCTCAAAATAGATATTATACTTACCAAAGTGATATCCTGTTTCTTTATCTACCTGTGGAATTTTAGTAACTTCTCTGAATGGGTTAATCTTACCCGCTGTGTTATCTTCTCTAGATTGTTCTAATACTTCAGAACCTTGTGAGATTGCTGAAGATATATCTATTGTAGAATTTATCTCCATTTCAGGATTAAGGTTAGATTCTGTAATATTACTATCATTGTTAACTACTTGTAAATTGCTCATATTCTGAGTCCTTTCGTTTTTTTTATTATTATGAAACATCATGTTCATATATACTATACTATATAGTTCTGTAAAAGTTCCATTTATTTCTAATTATATTATATTTATGCAATAATAATATATTATACACTTTTATAAAAATTATAGGGTTTGTGCACGTTGCTAGAATTTTATTTATTTATTGGAAATTGTGCACGTTGCTATATTATCGGGCAATTATGTAATAAATACACTATCTTATATTTTATTCAGTTTGTGCACGTCGCTACCTATTATATACTAGTGCCGACTTTATATAATATCGTACGAATTAGAGAGTTTTAGACCTATTTAGTAATGCATTATATACTACGTGTCTCCATACATTTATATAATATTTAAATATTGTACACCTTAGAAATACACCCTGTGCAACAATCCCCCCAATATATATTAAATATTTTTTAATGTTTTTTGGAACTTTCTTGATACTTATTAGTATAGTATATATAACAAAAAACAAAAGGAGTTTTATTATGTCTTTAAAAGAAAAATATATTACTGAATACGAATGTAGTTTTGGAGAAGAAGCAATTTTTACAATAATTAAAAAGGGTACAGAATTACTCGCAGGTGGTGTAACAAATGCGGGTTTCTATGAAGAATATAATTGGGAGTACAACAACGATTTTACACTAGATGAAAATTTAAATGACTTTGTAGAATATATAAATGAGTCAGAAATGAGATTAGTTTAATTAAAATGGAACTTTATTTAATTAGGATAGTATATAAGATATAACAAGGAGATAAAACAATGGAACAAGTAAACAAAATAAAAATAGAGTCAGGCTTTGGAACTGATAGAAAAGTGGTAAAAGCTCGTTGCTGGAATGGTGTCGGCTTATCTACATGGAAGGAAATGCAAGTTGGACAACTAGAAGACGAAAGTAAATTAATCGTTAGTATTGACAGAGTGCCAAACAAGGATTTTTCCGATCATAAAACAGAGGCTAGTTTATTCTTTAAACTTGAAGATATACCCGCACTGATTGCAACATTAACAAAAGTTGCAGAGGATTCACAGAAAAGAGAGTTTGAAAGACAAGTAAATTGGAACTTGACTGAAACAAATAAATTCAACAAATAAAGGAGATTACACAATATGCGAACATTCGACAAATACAAACAGAACTTAAAAACCTCATCAACTCACGTACTTAGTTATGATACAGAAGTAGCGGAGATTGACCACGCAACGCAAACAATAAAGCCTCTTGGGTGGTGGTCTATGACAACAACAAAACATATAAATTATGTGGGTTCTGAGTACGGCTACGAAGTACAGAAAATAAAGTAATTACACAATAAAGGAAGGATTACAGAATAAATAGATATGTCAGAAATTAAATACAAGCACATAAAACTAAAGATATCACACAAAGTCTTTAGAGATGTACAAAACTCATTAATTACACGAGCGATGGCAGATAATACAAGCGGAATAACTGACGCAATACTAATTAAAATAATTAAGTATATATCAGATAAAGAAAAAGAAGTGCAAATAGAATATAAGAAAGAAAGAGAAAAATAAATAAAATAATACGGAACTATTTTTAAATAGAGGCGTATAGTAATAAACAAAAGGATAATTAAACATGACAAATAAACAATTTAATAAAGCAGTAAAAGGAATTACAATCCCTATAGTAAAAAATTTAAAAGGTGGGGAAATGTTACAACATAATGACGATTATTATTTATATAGTTATGAGTTAGATGAAGACCACGAAGAAGGCGAGAGTTACGTAACATTAAGAGAAGTTGCAAACGATGAAGAAATTGCAGTATTATGTTTGAATCTGAAAGAAACACAAATAATATACCAAATGTTAATTTAATTAGGAGATTACAGAATGGAAGATATATTATACAAACCCGCACCAATTACGTGCCACCATTGCGACAGAGGATTATTTTGGGGTGTGCATATAGAAGGGATTAACGCATGTAGTGAGGAATGCAGAAAGGCACTAGGTATCACAGATGCAGACTTAGAAGAATGTGACCATGACGATAGTGAAATATATTACACAGATTATATCGCAATGTACGATGAATTAGAAGAATGGAGCAGACCACCGATTACAGAAGAGCATTACAATTACCTAATAAAAATTGGATACATAAACAAAGACCACGCATTTAAATATGATGAGAATAATATTCCAGATGATAGAGCATTTACGTATACAGTAAACGGAATAACGGAAAACACGTGGGAAGTACCCGAGATGAAAGAAAATAATCCATATTAAATGGAACTTATTTGATTAACGTGCGTATTACTATTAAAACAAGGAGATAAAATGTTAAACCCTGAGACAACAAACGAGAAACCAAACAAATGTTGCATAGAAGAAAACTTAGAATTTTTAGATGGTGGTGATGGTGTAGAGTGGGAGACTTGGGAGTGCGAAGAATGCAATAATCTATATGTAGTACCTATTGAGATACAAAGATATTTTAAAGATATTGAATTAATAAAAACGGAGAGCAACTAAAATGAAGAGAACAATAACAGAACATGAATTTATAGACGGCTTTAAAGGTAGCTATGCAGATAGTTTTACGTACGAAGGTAAGAAAGCTTTGTTTGAATACTTTGAGCAATTAGAAGAAGATACAGGATTTAACATGGAGTTCGATCCAATTGCAATACATTGCGACTTTACAGAATACGAAGACTTTACAGAATTTGTAGGAGAATACGAAGATTATGTAAAAGAGCATGATATACAAGATGTAGAAACATTACAAGAACATACCCAAGTTGTAGAATACAAGGGTGGTTTTATAATACAACAATTTTAAGGAAAGGAAATAAGATGCAGTACTTTAGAATAGATTACACAGACCATGAATGGTATAAGCTAATGAAATCATTTGGAGAGAACTTGCCAACTGAGTATTGTGATTGTTTTGATAGGCATGGAGAAGTTGCAGAAGATTATGAGGGTATATTTTGTTGCGATATTTACAAATTAAAAAAACAAGAAAGGAAATAACATGGAGATTATACAATTATCATATCATAGGAACGGAGTTTGTGGAGATGGCTTTTATACAGGAATCATTAAAACGGAAGATGGCGAAAGAAAGGTATTTACGCACTTTCCCGACCATAACGAACAAGGCGAAATAATTAACGGAGATAACGTAAGAACGGCTATATTAGACCTTGATATATTAAAAGAAAAGGAAGAAAC